AAACTAGAAAAGATTGGTTTGAAGATTAACGAGGATGTAGCTCCACCTGAGCCGTACAAAGGATGAGTGATAGTTTCATTAAATTAGGCGGTGTTTCGGTACATACTTCTGATAATAAAGGACATGACCCGGAGTTTTGGGCAGCTCAAGCAACCAAAAAAATTTGTGATATATCAATAGATGCACCAGAGCATGTGAAACAACAAGCTTTAGCTTTTCAAAATCAGGTCTATTCTGTTATATTACATAGTATTAAGAACGCAATAAATTCTAAAAATGTGACTTATGTGAATTTATTAAGGCAACAAGGCCATGAAGACATGGCTAAGATTATTAAGGAGCTTTAATTATGGCCATAACCTCAGCAATTTGTACGAGTTTTAAGCAAGAAATACTTGTCGAAGGACACAACTTAACCAACGGTGCCGATAGCATCAAACTAGCTTTATATACTAGCTCGGCTACCCTGGGCGCAGGCACAACTGCGTTTGTAACTACCGGGCAAGCTTCTGGCACTAATTACTCATCTGGTGGTAGCGCTTTGACAAACGTAACGCCATCAACTTCTGGGACTACAGCCATTGTAGATTTTGCAGACTTAACTTTTAGTACGGCTACTGTGACTGCTAGAGGCTGTTTGCTTTATAACACAACCAATTCAAACAAGGCTATCTGTGCAATAGATTTTGGAGCTGACAAGACCTCAACCGCTGGTGACTTTACAGTGGTCTTTCCTAGTCCTACAGCAACTGGCGCTATTATTAGATTGGCCTAATTTACATTTGCTTTTGGTAACATTGAGCGATGCCACTAACAAAATTTAATTTTAGACCAGGAATTAACAAAGAAGAAACTGATTATGCCAATGAGGGTGGTTGGGTTGATGGTGACAAAGTTCGTTTTAGGCGTGGACGAGTAGAAAAAATAGGCGGTTGGCAAAAAGCTAATGAAAATAGTTATGTTGGCACAGCAAGAGCTTTACACAGTTGGACTTCACTTGAAAGCAGAAGGTTTTTAGGTTTAGGCACTACGCACAAATACTATATAGAAGCAGGTTCAGATTTTAACGATGTGACGCCAATAAGAAAAACCTCGACCAACAGCATAACTTTTGCAGCTACCAATGGTTCGGCAACTATCACTGCAACGGATTCAACGCACGGTGCTGTAGTTGGTGATTTTGTAACCATCAGTGGTGCAGTCTCTTTAGGTGGCAACATTACTGCTGCGGTTTTGAATAAAGAATATCAAATAGTTGAAGTGCCATCTGTAAATACTTATACCTTTACCGCATCAGCGACTGCTAATTCTAGCGATTCTGGTAATGGTGGCTCTGGCGTTGATGGGTCTTATCAGATTAATTCTGGACTGGATAATTATGTCGCATCTACTGGTTGGGGAGCTGGTACTTGGGGTTTTGGTGGTTTTGGAAGCAGTAGCGCAATAAACGCATCTGGACAGTTAAGACTCTGGACACATGATAATTTTGGCGAAGATTTAATTATTAATCCGAGGGGTGGCGGCATTTTTCGTTGGAAAGAGAATGATGGTTTAGATACTAGAGCTGCAGAATTATCAGGTATCAGCGGTGCTAACAAAGTGCCGACGGTCGGCTTGCAAGTGATAACTTCTGAAACCGATAGGCATTTAATTGTGTTAGGTGCTGATCCTTTAAGCAGTGGTTCTCGTACAGGTGCAGTAGATCCTATGTTGGTAGCTTTTAGCGACCAAGAAAACGATTTGGAGTTTGAACCTTTAGCAACTAATACAGCTGGTTCGGTTAGATTATCTAGCGGTTCATTAATAATAGGCGGCCTAAAATCTAGGCAAGAAGTCCTTATTTGGACTGACACATCTTTGTACAGCATGAATTTTGTTGGTCCACCTTTGACCTTTGCTGTTAATTTAATTAATGAAGGCGCTGGTTTGATTGGACCGAAAGCTGCGGTCAATGCTCCTAGCGGAGTGTATTTTATGAGTAAAAATGCTTTTTATTTTTACAGCGGTGCGGTGCAAAAACTACCGTGCACAGTACAAGATTATGTATTTTCAGATCTTGATTTAAGTCAGGCGTTTAAATGTTTTGCGACCTTGAATAGCGAATTTTCAGAGGTCTGGTTTTTTTATCCGTCATTGACAGATGATACTGGCGAAATATCGAGGTATGTAATTTATAACTATGAGGAAGGTTCTTGGTCTATTGGTTCTTTGGTACGTTACGCTTGGTTAGATACCGGGATAGAAGACAAACCTTTGGCAACTGCTAAACTTTCTAGCGTTAATTACCTATTTGAACACGAGTCAGGTGCAAATGACGACACTAATTCAATGGATGGAGTGTTTATTGAATCAGCAGACTTGGACTTAGGCGATGGTGAAAACTTTGCTTTTTTGAAAAAACTCATACCAGATTTACGTTTTGATAAAACTTTGGGTACCAGTCCGACGCCAGCTGTGAATGTGGTTATAAAACGTAGAGATTTCAATAACCAAACTCTAGCTACTGACTCAACCAATCAAATAACCGAAAGCACTACTTTTACCAGTCTAAGAACTAGAAGCCGACAAGTGGTCTTGCGCATCGAGTCAGACGACGATAATAACGAATCTAATCGTAAAGATTACAAGTGGCGATTGGGCTCAACTAGAATAGATGTTGAACAATCAGGACGTCGTTGATGGGTAAATTATTAGAAACAAGACTTCCCATAGCCCAAGGCGACTCAGTACCGATTGAGACTTTTAATCGTTTGGTAAGAGTTTTAGAATTAAATTTATCGGCTTTTGATCCAGATACTATGCGTCACTACAATGCTACTGAATTAAGTGAATTGCAATTTGCTACAGGCTCAATTATATTTAACTCAACTACCAATGTTCACCAAGCATTTGATGGAACTAAGCTCCGAAATTTGTATGAACATCAAACTTATCCAAGCGGTTTATCTGCTACAATGAGTATAGGTAGTGTCAACGTAACGATAGGTTAAAGATGGCTATTAGTGAACAACTACAAAAAAGAATACAAAATCTAACAGGCCAAATGACTCCTGGCTCTGCTATGGCTGATGCAAGTGTAATGAATATGATTGGTCAATCTAAAGGCGCTATATCTAATAAAGAGTTGGACACTTACATGAGAACTGCACCAGAGATGACTATGGATATGATTGATAAATCTAAAGGTGCTATATCTGATAAAGAGATGGAAATTTTTATGAACTCATCTCCAGAGCTTTCTCCAGAAAAAATGGAGATATTAGAAGGCATTGAACAGATGCAAAGACAACTCATGCAAACGACCGATCCAGAAGAAGCTATAGCACTAAGCCGTATAATTGAAGCCGCTATGGCAAAAGTCAATGCGCCGTTAGGTGATTTGGCTACTCAATTAGCTAGTCAAGGAACTGGCGAAGACAAACTGTTAATTCACGCCAAACCCAATGAAGTGGTTTTGCCAGAGGAGTTTTTTGAAGACGAAGAGTTTGAAGGCGTAGTCGAAAGAAAGTTTAAAGAATTTGGCATTAACCCAGAGGTAGCTATTGTCGGTTCTGGTATAGCCTCCCTTAATGCGACTACAGGTTTGGAAGAGTTTGGTTTTTTTAAAAAAGTATTCAAAGGCGTAAAGAAGGTCGTAAAAAAAGTAGCGCCAGTTGCGGCTTTCATACCTGGAGTTGGCACAGCTCTAGGTGGCGTTCTAGGTGGTATTGGCAGCATTGCTACTAAAATTCCAGTAATAGGAGGTGCTTTGGGTACGGTTGGAAGCACCGTGGCAGGAGGCATTGCAAATTTAGGCATACCGGGTATATCTTCAATAGCTGGTGGAACCACAGGAGGTTTTGGAGGAATAGCAGATGCCTTGACCACAAAATCAGGTTTGTTAGGTGGTGGCATGTTTGGAACGACAGGATCAACTTACTTAGGTGGTCCAGAAGCAGGCAAAGGATTAGCAAATAGATTTGGTTTAGGTAGCGGTACTGCTGCACAAGTTGCGGCATATCAAGCTCAAACCACTTTGGCTAATTTAACACCAGCACAAAGAGCGGCAATGGATCCCGTTCAATTACAAAATTTACAAAATTTAGCAGCAGGCGGAAGAAGAACAGGATTTTTAAGTAATTTGGCTGGTATATTTGGTGGTGGCCAACAACAACTTTATGACTCTCTGGGTAATCCAGTTCAAAGTAGAGGTGGTTTTGGCGGTGGTTTGGGCGGTTTAGCAAAGACAGGTCTACTAGGTTTAGGTGCTTACAAATTAGGTAAGTTGGCTTATGATGAAGCGAAAGATGCCAAAGGTGTGCCTTTGGTACCACTCACCACTATGGATGCCGCAGGGCGTTACGATATAGAAGCTGAGATAGCTCGTCGCATGGGACAGTCAGCACCAAATCCTGCTGAGTTTGGTTTGTTACCAACTGGCACCATACCAGAGTTGAGTGGTGGTATGGCACAAGGTGGCTCAGTCATGCCAATGGCTTATGCTGAAGGCGGTGGCGTCGCTATGGAAGACTTCCAAAGAATGAATGGTGAAATAGATGGTCCCGGTACCGAAACCAGTGATGATATACCAGCTATGTTGAGCGATGGCGAATTTGTAATGACAGGCCGAGCAGTACGCGGTGCTGGTGCTTTTGATATGCAAAACGATAGTGGAATTATTACTCTCACGCCAAACGGTGCCGAAGATAGAGACAAAGGCACTAATTTAATGTACGACATGATGAGCTTATTTGAAAGCCAAGGAGCATCTCAATGAGAAAATACGCATCAAACATGTCACCTTTAGAAAGTAGAAAAGGGTTTATGAGCGGATTAGGTGGTTTGTTGAAAAACAAAATAAATAACACAAAAAACTTAGGTATTATGAAATTAGCCAAAGGTGGAGAAGTAAATGCTGTGCCTATGCAACAAGGTGGCAATCCTTTTGCGGCTAGCATAGTAAGAACTGAAACTGGCATGGATCCCATCACTAGACAATTATTATTTGGTCTGGATGGCAAAGGCGGTTTTATACCTGGCGCGTTCAGAGCAGCTGAAAAAACTTTTTTTGACGAAGAAGGCAAAGCTAGAGTCGTACCAGAAGAAGTAGCAGGTATTTCTGCTTTAAACCAAGCACTAACCGAACAAGCCGACATTTTAAGAACCACGGCTGGTGCTTACGACCCAAGCATGACACAAAGGTTTATGAACCCTTATGAGCAAGCTGTGGTCGATCGTACTTCACAAGATTTAATTGAACAATTTGCCAAAAGCGATATAGGTTCCAGAGCTCAAGATATTGCTCGTGGTGGTCTTAGTGCCTTTGGCAGTCGCGGTAAATTAGGCGCAGCCGAACGAACTAGAGCGCTCGGTCGAGGTTTGGCGGAAGCGATTGGTGGTATTAGATCGCGCGGTTTCCAACAAGCACAAAGCACAGGATTAGGCGAATTTGCCAGACAACAAGCCGCACGCAGAGGGTTAGCTAGTGGGTTAGGTAGCATAGCTTTTAGCCAACAACAATTAGCACAACAACAATTAGATGCTCAACGTCGTAACTTATTGACGGCTCAACAAGCTCCCTTAGCACAATACTCAGCCTTAATGCCATTTGTGAGCATGGCACCACAAGGCCAATTCCAAACGCAAACTAATTTTGTACCGCCTCCAAGTCCACTGCAAGCTGGTTTGGCTACCGGGCTAAGTGCTTTTGGTGCTTTGGGTAACTTTTTCAATCAAGGTCAACCGCAACAACAGTTTTATCAACCACAACCACAACAACAAGCACCTGTCGGTACAACATTTAATATTGGCAGTTATCCAATGGGTAGCGTATTTGGTTAATAATAGCGTTTAAATGGCAATAACTAGAGCACAAATACCAGAGCAGATAGATGTTTTTCAAGAGGGTGGCGAGGCTAGTGCTACAAATATTTCTTTGACGGAGTTAGCGGATTTAATAAAAAGAAAACAAGATTTTGAAACTAACAAAGCTAGATACGAGCAAAGGCTTGGTAGTTTGATTGAACCAACCAAACGTATGAATATTTTTGATCTAGCTTCTGAATTAGGAAAAGGTTTAGCTGCAACACCTAACGTCGGCGGTATATCTACTTACACGGGTCTAGCTGCTGGATTTAATAACATCACAGAAGAAGCAAAGCGCAGAGAA